TCAATCCGAGGACGGCGCGGCCAACGCGGCAGTCGCTGAAGCAGGGGAGCGACTAGCGGAGCAGCATATGCGCATCGCCCAACTAGAGCAGGAAAACGACGCTCTCCGCGCCGATCTGCTGCTGTGGAACGAGAAGGAGGCCAAGCCGTGAGCGACTCAGATTTCCCATATGCACTGATGTTTGGACTGATAATTGGATCAATCATCTTGGGTGGATTCATCGGAGGTGAGGCACAAAGAGACGTACAACAGCGTGAAGCAGTCGCTGCTGGCCATGCGGAATGGGTGGCCGATCAAAGCGGAAAGCCGCAGTTCAAATGGAAGGAGTGCAAATGAGCGAATACACAATACCAACGTCGAATACGGTGACTACAATCGACCCACAGGCCACAAAGATCCGCGAGCTTCAATCCGATGTGAACGAGCTGAAGGAGCTGGTCGAGTACCTGCAAGATCGGATCAGGAAGCTGAAGAAGGCTGGAGATGACTTGGACTCATGGCTAGGCCGAGAAACACCAGTCACGGTGCGAATCAACTGGAGACAGGTCAAGGAGGGGAAGCAATGAACCCCGAATACGAAGCGCACGCACGCTTATGCAAATCCATCGGAGACATGGCGAAGGAGAATGAAGATCTTAAGCAGCACGTTACAGAACTCGAAAACCGTCTCCGCGCCCTGTGGGACAAGCTCGAAGGTGAGAGGAAGTATTACATGGAGCGGATCGAGAAACTCGAAGAAGCTGGCAACGCAATGTACGCATTCATCAACCCTCCATCTCCGAGCATGAGGACCATCCAAATGGACAACCTGTTGCAAGGATGGGACGACGCTAAGATTGGGAAGGAGGGGAAGCCGTGAGATTCAAGGAATGGTTGGGGTACATGAAAGAAGAACTGGAATTCCACAAGCGACATCCAGAACTGTGGCTTGCACTTGTGATTGCTGGTTCGGCTTACTTCATACTGAAGGAGGTAAATCGGTGAAACGCTACACCCACATCGTGTTGTTCCGAATTCCTCCAATGAATGGATTTAGCATCAAGACTCCAGAAGGTAAGTTCCTGAGCGACATACGTCCACGGGGCATTGTGATGGAACTCAATCGTCTCAATGACCGCATCAAAGAACTCGAAGCCAAAGTGGATGAACTCCATGACTTGGAGAAATGGTTGGAGGGAAGATGAAACTGCGACCGATCAAATGGGTGCTGTCACCTACCGACGACCACATGCTTTCCATGGAATGCACCGACATTGAGATCGTCGATGAAGGCGGCGGTGAGTACGTCGAGGTAAGTCAATCTGCTGATGGCCATGGTAAAGTCAGCATCAACCCAGAGGAATGGCCGATGATGCGTAAAGCCATCGACGACGCCATCAAGCAATGCAGGGATCTGAAACCATGACCATCGAAGAAATGAGAACCATTGACGCCGTCAAGACTTGGAAGGAATTGGAGGAGGCCAAGGAACGGATCAAGCGGCTGGAGGACTACGGCAACGCATTGGTTGCCCATGTCTACAACTACCGCACCCAGAGGCACTGGACCGCGGAATCGTACCAGGACCTTATTCAGACCATCGCCGACTGGGACCAAGCAAAGGCGACCAAACCATGATCACCAAACTTCACGAACTGCCGCCCGACCATCACCTGCGGAACACGGCCATTCAGAACATCGACGTTCGGATCCGCTGCAGACACACCGGCGCCACCCGGGACCCTCGCACCTGGCGCATCAAGAACGACACCTACAACAGGCTGTGCGACACCTGGCAGAACAACTTCGACTTCATCATCCAATGAAATTGGCTCGGCAAATCCAGCAGGAAGGTACCGGCGTCTATTGTATGACCAAGAATCAGGCCGGTGAAACATACCGAGCGGCCCGAAAGGTTAAGGTTGAGTTCACGAGCTTTTTTACCCGCAAACGAAAGGCATCAAAGTGACCGACCGTAAGACAATCGAGGCAATGATGGAATACGGCGGGTCATTCGTTCGCAAGCTGGGTGCCGCGGCTTTAGTGGCCGACCAGGAGAACCTGGCGAAGATCAAGGCAACCTGGCCCGACTACTGGGCGCAGTACGACCGCATGGCAAAACAGATTTCGGAGGTCGAAAAACAGGCCTCGATTCAACACAACAACAACAACAACACAAAGTAAGACGTATGATAATCAGTGCAACAGGCGGTAAGAAGGACTTCGCGCCGTGCCCCGAGTTTTCGGGACGGGCGGTGTGCGTGGACGTGACTCCGTTGAAGGAGTACGAGACCGAGTACGGCGTGAAGCAGAAGTTCAAGTTCGCGTTCGAGATCGAACTGCAGGACGACAGCAGGGATCCGGTGCAGCCCTGGGTGGTGTTCACCAAGCCCATGGTGCCCAGCCTGCATGAGAAGGCGGCGCTAACCAAGTTCCTCAAGGACTGGTTCGGCCGGAAGTTGACCGACCAGGAGAACAAGAGTCTGGATCTGGAGAGCCTCATCGGGCGCCCGGCAAGCCTGGTCATCGGGCACGAGCAGAGCGCGGACGGGAGCAAGACCTACGCGAACATCAAGTTGATCATGGCGCACAAGGCAGGCGAGGCATTGACCCCGAGCGGGCTGTGGGTGCGCTTGCAGGATCGGCCTGCAAAGGATGGCGCCGAGGGCAAGGCACCGGCTGGTGGCGACTCGAGCTTCCGCAAGACCTCAGGCGGCGGGCAGCCACCGGCGGATGACCCGTCTAAGGTCAAGGTCCACGTCGGGAAGCACAAGGGCATCGAGCTCCGGGAGCTGACCGAGGAGAGCATCACGAGCCTGATCGAGCACTGGCTGCCCAAGGCCCGGGCCGAGGTCAAGCAGACCGCGGACGACAAGCGCCTCATCGGTGCGCTGGTCTGGTATCAGGCCAAGTTCAAGGCCGACGAGGAGGCTCAAGTCAAGTTGGAGCAGGATGACATCCCCTACTGACATGAGCACTCCAAAGAAGAAGTACACCAAGGTGGCCCACCTCATCCCGGAGGTCATGCAGATGAAGGCCGAGGGCAAGTCCATCGTGGAGATCGGCGAGATCTTGGGACTGACCAAGCAGCGCATCAGCCAGATTGCGCGGGCGGCAAAGACCAGGTCCGAGATCCAGGCGCAGTGGGGCTGGCCCTTCAGCACGCGCACCTTCAACATCCTGGACCGCATGGCGGTGAAGGACAAAGACGAGGCCTTGAGCCTCTACACGTCGGGGCACCTGCATCCCAATGCCGTCACAGGCTTTGGGTGGAAGTCCTACGGCGAGATCTGCGAATGGCTGGGAGTGCCGGTGCTCCTGAAACGACCCAAGCAACCCAAGCTGTGCCCGCACTGCGGTAAGCCCATCATCTGACAACTTTCCCGGCAGCCCGTTGCTGCTGGGGGACTCAGGGACAAGCACGCGGGGGGTGCGCATCCGCCGACAAACGCACATCAACAACACATTTTTATGCCAGCAAACCCACGTATTTACTTCGACATCGAGACTGGACCGCTTCCATTTGGGGAGTTGGTCATCCCACCGTTTGACCCGAGCCAGGTCAAGCTGGGCAACATCAAGAACCCGGACCTGATCGCTGAGAAGATCAGGACAGCCGAGGAGAACCACGCCAGCGACTACATCAAGAACGCAGCCCTGGATGCCTTGAGTGGCCAGGTTCTGGCCATCGGTTACCGTATCGAGCACGAGCAGCCCGCGGTGCTCTGTGCCGATGCGGATGGCGAGAAAGCAATGCTGCTGCAGTTCTGGTCTCTGCTCGACAGCTTCGAGCGCAAGCCGCAGTTGATCGGGTTCAACGTCAAGCCGTTCGACCTGCCCTTCCTGTTCAAGCGGAGCTGGAAACACCGGCTAACCGTGCCCTACTGGATGCGCAATGGCAGGTATTGGACCGACCTGATCGTTGATCTGCGCGAGGTGTGGCAGCTCGGGGACAGCCGGGCGCATGGTAGTTTGGCCGCGATCTCCAGGCACCTCGGGCTGGGCGACAAGGCCGGCAACGGGGCGCACTTCCACGAGCTGTTCAAGACCGACCGCGAGGCTGCTATTGCCTACTGCCTGCGCGACGTGGAACTCACGCAGAAGGTCTCCGACATCCTTATCCCGACCTACTGATCCGATGATTACGAGCCCGTCTGTCCATGTGATCGAGGACGACTTCGATCCGACGCCCGAGGACCGCTTCATGGTCTGGGCAAAATCCTTTGGAAACGTCTTCCTCACAGGGCAGGCGGGCACCGGCAAGTCCACGCTGCTGCGGGAGTTCCTGAGCAGGGTGGAAGGAGTCCGGGATGTGGCCATCACGGCCCCGACAGGCATTGCCGCGCTGAATGTGGGCGGAACCACCGTGCATAGGTGGTGCGGGATGCAGTTGGGGCCGCAGGACGGCGAGGACTTCCTGCAGGCTGCCGAGCGGTTGGAGGAGCAGCCTTCGATTCACGGCGCCCGCAAGCGGGTGCGGGGCACCGAGGTGCTGGTGGTCGATGAGATCAGCATGATGGCAGGCCGGCACCTGGACTTCCTGAACTATTGGGTCAAGCGGATCAGAGAAGACAGCCGGCCTTTCGGTGGGTTACAGGTGATTTTTCTGGGCGACTTCCTGCAGTTGCCTCCGGTCAGGACCGATCAGAGCAAGCCCTACGACTGGGCTTTCTGCAGCAAGGCTTGGGAGGAGGCCGACTTCAAGACGATCAAGCTCGAGAAGGTCCGGCGGCAGAACGATGTGCCGTTCATCGAGATGCTGAGCGGGTTCCGAGTGGGCCGGATGAAGCCGCGGGACAACCAGTTGCTGCGCAGTGCGCTGAGGATGAACCCGCCCGAGCACATCACCCGGCTGATGACGCACAACGTGCAGGTGGACAAGTGGAACAACTACAGGTTGGGCAGCATTGATGGCCCGATTGCCGTGTTCGATGCGGAGGTTCAGGGCGTTGACCAGGCCGTGGAGTTCGCCACCAAGAACATGAGCACGCCGCGGGTGCTGCAGTTGAAGCCCGGGGCTGCCGTGATGTTCACCGCGAATGATGCGGAGCAGGGCTTTTACAATGGCCAGGTGGGCCGGGTGATTGAGTTCCGGGGCAGCGACATCGTGGTCGAGAGCCGCGGCGAGAAGATTTCATTGGGCCGGCGCAAATGGTTCTTTGAATCGCTGGGCGTGACCGTCCAACAATACCCGCTCCGATTGGCCTATGCCATGACGATACACCGGGCGCAGGGGCTGACGCTCGACGCTGCCAGGATTGATATCAGGGCCGCCCGGGAGCCCGGGCAGGCCTATGTGGCCCTGAGCCGAGTGCGGACGCTGGGCGGGATCTACCTGACCGAGTGGCCCAAGGGCTGGTTTATCAGCGAGGAGGCGTTGCGGTTTGAAAGGCGCGAAGAGGTATGATGACGACGCAAGAGATCGAGGGCTGGCTGGGCACGCCGCTGTTCCTGGTGCCGCAGAGCCCGGGCACCAAGATTCCGATGGTCAAGTACACCCAGGAGACCTTGGAGAGTACGAAGAGGGACATTTACCGGGTCATGCTCGAGCACGGGAACGTGGCTGTGAGGCTGGGGGAGTTTTCCGGGGGGCTGTGTGCTATTGATTTCGATGATGAGGGGAGTTTGGAGGCGTTCCTGAAGGTGAACCCGGTGCTGCATGGGTCGGCGAGGTGGAAGGGCAAACGCGGGGCGCAGATCGGGGTCAGGGTAACCGGGAAGTACCCGGGGCCGTGCGCGGAGCGCAGCACGACCGAGATGGTGCAGGTGGGAGATCGGTTGCTGGGCAAGCCGCTGTATGAGTGGAGGAGCACGGGGAACCTGAGCACGGTCAAGGGACTGCATCCGAGCGGGTGCGAGTACAGCGTGCTGGTGGACAGGCCGCCGGTGGCGCTGGAGTTCAGCCAGATCCGGTGGCCCGAGGGCTGGCCGGCGCCGGGCAGCCGGGATGAGATCGCGCAGTTGATCCGGCAGCATGGCGTGCCGTGGACCTTTGGCCGGAGCGGCACCGGCAATCTGCAGGCACCGTTCTTCGCGGCCTACATGGCGCACAAGGAGCGATTCCTCTTCGATGCAGTCAGCGGGATGCACTACTGGTATCATGGGGAGCGCGGGATCTGGATGAGCATGAGCCGCGAGGAGATGGCGCAGAAGGCCCTGGAGACCGCCAGGCGCGTTCTGTTGGATCAGGTGGCGTCTACGGAGGACCCGCGGCTGCCGGCGCTGCTGACGAGGCTCACAGCGAGTTTCGCCGATCAGGTGGTGGATCTGATCGGAAGGCTGCAGGTCGAGCGCAATCCGTTCTCCAGGCCGGACAGCGTGGTGCACTGCTCCAATGTTATGGTGGACCTGCGTGCTGCGCCGTATGAGATGCACGGGTTTGGCCCGGAGTGGATGAGCAGGAACCAGACCCCGGTACGCTACGTGCAGGGTGCGCAGAGCCCGATGTGGCAGGCATTCCTGGATCATGCGCTGCCCGAGCAGGATGACCAGATGCTGCTGCAGCGTTGGGGCGGACTTGCGCTGCTTCAGAGGAACAGGCCCCAGGTGATCCTGCTGCTGACAGGCACGGGCGGCGGCGGGAAGAGCACCGTGGCCGGGCTTGTGCGGCGGTTGGTCGGTGATGAGAACTGCAGCGAGCTCAGGACCGCGCACCTGGGGAGTCGGTTCGAGCTGGCCAACTTCCACGATAGGACGTTACTGATCGGCAGCGACGTGCCGCCGGACTTCCTGTCCTGCGAGGAGAGCCAGCAGCTCAAGGCACTGACCGGCGGCGATAGGCTGAGCGTGGAGTTCAAGGGGAAGTCAGGGGCAAAGGCAGTGGTGGGCGACTGGAACGTCATCGTGACTGCGAATAGTCGGCTGAAGGTCAATGTGCAGGGCGACCTGGGTGCGTGGTCGAGGCGGTTGCTGCTGCTCGACTTCAGCCAGCCCAAGCCTGAGAAGGTGATTCCCAATTATCACGATGTGATGATAGAGCGTGAAGGTAGTGGTATATTGAACTGGTTCCTGCAGGGTGCGGAGGATCTGTGCCGGGTCATGCAGGCCGGAAGGCCGTTCCCGGTGACCGAGAGGCAGCGCGGCATGATTGATAACTTGTTGAGCGAGAGCGATAGTGTTAGATACTTTATCGTCAATCATGTCAGAGGCAGCAGTATGTCGTCGGATTGTATCACTACTGAGGAGCTATACAGTGCCTATATGACGATGTGTAACAACAAGGAATGGGGGCCTGAACCGGAGAAGCGTTTCCAGAAGCGTGCTGCTGAACTCATGCTGGAGATACACCAGGCCATCCCGTCGAACCACATTCACCGTAGCGACGGTCAGCAACAACAGTCCCGAGGCTACATGAAAGTAACCTTGACCGCATGAAAAACACTGGATTGGTCAAGCGTAGTCAAGCGTTTGGGACGGGGGACGGCACTTCTCAACTCGGTGCATGGAGTGTAAAAGAGGGTATAAGGTGCTCCAAGGTAGGAATGGAGTTGGGAAATGCCGTCCCTCCCGTCCAAAACGCTAGACACCGCTTGACCGTGGCAGGCCTGCGCAAAATTGGCCAGAAAATGGTCGGGCAGTGCCCAGCCTGTGCCGAGGTAGGTGGTGATAAGCAGCGCAACCACCTTGTCATCCAGGCAGACGGAAGGTTTGGTTGCGTAATCCACCCCGGCATCAGTGGCAAGGAACATAGGCAACGCATTTTTCAGCTTATAGGAGATAGAAGCGGCAAGGGGAGGCAACACTTGCCCGCAACACCATTAGACATATCATTGTTATGACAGTAACAAACACAACCAAACTATTGATGGAGGCACCGCACCTTGTTAAAATAGGCGTGCAGCGCGGCTGGCTATCGTATCCCAAGAACATGGCATTCAAGGAAGACGGCACGCCAGACCCGGTGATGCAGGATGAGCCCGAGGTCACCGAGCAGCGCCATACGCCAGATCTGGCACGCAAGGCCTACGACCTCCGGGACCGTGGCCTCTCATTAAACGACGTCGCAGCAGCCTGCCAAGTGCCCCGAGGCAGCGTCGTCTACCTGATCAGCAAGGGGCATGAACTCTTTCTCGCAAGCCAACGGAAGGACATTGAACCATGACCGCAACCAAGGCAGAATCCCCACAGATGGAAGATCCATTTATTTACGCACCGCAGCCGACCAGCAAGGTGCAAGGCACAACCCAGGCAGGCACCAGGCCGTCCATCCATGTCTCGCTATACGCCTACGGTGGCATTAGTGCCGCCTGTATGATGTCTTGGATCGACCTGACGGCCACCTTCGCCCGTTCTGACAGGCAGACCGATCTGCGCACCATCCGGGAGGATGCGCTGATCAGCCGCTCCCGCTGCCGCGCCACCAAGTGGTTCCTCGACTCAGGCAAGGATGTGTGGGTGCAGCTCGACCACGACATCGAGTTCACTGCCGCCGATATCATCCGCATGGCCGAGCTGGCCCATGAGCACCAGGCAACGGTGTGCATCCCCTACTCATGCCGCTCACTGCCCGCCAGGCCGGCCCTGCGACCCAAGGTCGAGCACCTGCAGGCCCTGAAGCATCAGGTCAATGACGCAGAGTGCGCAGCGGAGCTGGTGCCCATTACGATGTTCGCCTCAGGATGCCTCGCAATCCCCCGTAAATGCCTTATGGCGACACTTGATGCGCTGGGAGGGTCAGGAGTGCAGATGCCGTACAGGATCGACTGGTGCGACGATGTGAGGGTCGACAGGTTCCCGACCCTGTGGATGCCCATTGCCATGGATTCCATGCCGGGCAAACTCGAGTATCTCAGTGAGGATTACGCTGCCGCGGTCAGGATGACCCTGGCCGGAGTAAATCACTACTCAATGAAGCCCAAGAAGCAGCTCAACCACTGGGGAGAGTTCCCCTTTAGCTTTGCGCCTTATGCCGGGTAAGAAGACCAGGGCATCACTGAGTGATGTCGCTGCAAAGGCTGGGACCGACAGAAACCGCGTAGCGTGGGCACTACGTGATGACCCAAGGCTTCCAAAGGAGTTCAAGGATAAGATCAGAAAAGCTGCAGAGGAGGTTGGCTACAGTAAGCCACCGACTAACCAGCATTCAAACTCCAAGCTGGACCAAGAAAAGGCAGACATAATTGTCGATGGCATCATCAAGAATGAGTCGCTTGCAAAGATTGCAGCGGATGCTGGATTGAGTGAGCAGACTGCGTTTAAGTACATTAGGGGAGTCAAAGTGCCGCACGACTACCCCGAAAATGAGGATGACTGGCGCAAGGATGTTACTGGATTTCTGGAGGTCGCAATATGGAAAGGCACGAAACGACTAGCCCAGGAATCAATGGCGTTCATCGATGACCGCAGCCTTCCCGTAGCGGTAGCGGTGCTAACCGACAAGCTTGCCAATATCAAAGGCCAGCCCACCAGTATCCACCTCGCCATGACGGCCTCTGTGAGCCATCGCGACCTGATGAAGGACTTGAAGGAGCGCAATGTGACCCCGGTCAACGACGAGCAGATCCCGGACGGTGCTAACCTTTGAACTTAACCAAGGGTTCGATTCACAGCACGTGCGATTGCCCCTATTTGCTGAGGTTTTATGCGTTTCTGTCATCCAGTGCTAACACTAGTGCTAACAACTGGTTCGATTCTGCCCCAATCCAACCCGCGGCGCCCAGGCAAGCGCCAGGCCGCCCGGGCACCGGGGGGAGGGGGTCGGGCAATCCGCGGCGACGCTAAAAGTCGACGGGTTCTCTAAAACGAAAAATATAAACAAACACACCCCACACAGCCTTCAGTCATCCTCAGTCATCCTCTGTCCTCCTCTGTAAAGTGAGTGGAATCCCCCCTATGTCACACCCCCTCTGCCTCACCTGCTCCAAGCCCTTCGAGATCATCAAGCAGCGCGAAGGCCCCAAGCAGAAGCGCTTCTGCACCGAGGCCTGCAACACCGCCTGGTGGAACGACCAGCCGCAGCACCCATTCCTACCCAAGATCGACGCCTCGCACCCCCGGGCACTCGAGCTGAAGCAGAAGCGCACCCAGCTCGTGCTGCTCGAGAAGGCCGACCCCTACACCTACGGTTTCATCCCTGACCACTGGGAGATCGCCAACACCGAGTACGCAGCCACCCAGGAGCTGCTGATCTCCGGCGGCAACCGCGCCGGTAAAACCCTCTGGGCCGCACGCCGCGTGGTGCAAACCCTCCTCGAGAAGGAAAACGCCAGCGTCCTCTGCTGCCACACAAGCCACGCCACCTCAGTCACCGTGCAGCAGCCCGCAATCTACAACTACCTGCCCGTCGCCCTCCGGGCCACCAAGAAGGGCCGTATTCACTACCTGAACTACAGCCGCAAGAATGGCTTCACCGACGGCTCATTCATCCTGCCCAACGGATCACGCTGTGACTTCCTGAACTACACGCAGAGCGAGAACACCATCGAAGGCCGCGAGGCCGACCTGATCTGGTGCGACGAGCTGGTCCCGCAGTCCTGGGTGGACACACTCCGCTACCGCCTCATCACCCGCCGCGGCAAGCTCCTGGTCACCCAGACACCCCTCGAGGGCGTGGCCAGCGTCTACAAGGAGTTCACCGCCGGCTCCTCAATCTCCGCTTTCCACGACGCCGAGCTCATCAAAGGCAAGCAAGCGCTCCCCACCTGGCCCCTCGGCAAGGCCGCCCGCACCATGGTGCAGCCCCAGACCAACCGGCGCACCGTGTTCTTCTTCTCGGAAGACAACCCGTACAACCCCTTCGACGAGATGAAGAGCAAGCTGGTCACCTCGCCCATGGGCCAGATCCTGACCCGGGCCTACGGCTGGGCCTCGGACAACATCGGCAAGGCCTTCGCCCGTTTCCGCCCGGATATCCACTGCATCCCGGCCTCCAAGGTGCCCCCCGGCGGCACCCTGTACATGGTCTGCGACCCCGCTGGCGCCCGGAATTGGTTCTGTTTGTGGTTGTTGGTCTACGAGGACGGCAAGCGGGTTGTGGTGCGGGAGTTCCCGGACTTCAGCAACTACGGCGAGTGGGCCCTGCCCTCCGAGAAGCCCGACGGCAAGCTCGGGCCTGCCCAGACCTTGGATGCCGGGCGGTCGATATCCGAGTACCGTAACCTATTCAGGACCATTGAGGCCGAGCTCGGTTACGGCGAGCCTGTGATGCGCCTGATCGACCCCAAGGCCGGCGGTTCGCCCGCACTATCCGAGGCCGGCGGCACAACCCTGATCGACCTCCTGGCCGAGTCCGACAACCCCCAGGACGAGCCCATGGCATTCGTACCGGCACCCGGCGTGCCCGTCGACCAGCGCACCAGCGCCATCAACAGCCTCCTCTCCTACGATGCCACCCAGCCGCTCACCCCGCTCAACGAGCCCTCGCTCTATATCACCGACGACTGCGTCAACCTTACCTACGCACTCTCCGAGCACACCGGGCGCGACGGGCAGAAGGGTGCGACCAAGGACCCCATCGACTGCTTGGGGATGCTCTTGGTCTCCGGTCTTGCGTTCGTAGGCCATGGGGGCTTTGATTGCCGCGGCGGCGGTGGATACTAACAAAAGACACTATGCAAGGAGATTCCTACAAGCAGGCAACCGACGTGATGGCACGGGTCGGCGACGAGCCCAATGTCAGCGCACTGACCGAGGAGCTGCGGCGTTCGGCCACCGACTACGGCGTCTTCGCCCGTGTCGAGAATGCCGAGAATGTGCGCTACTGCCGCTGGCCTGGTCAGACCGACGACGGCAAGAAGTGGAATGATGCCAACCGCAACAAGCCGGCATTCCCCTGGGACGGCGCCTCCGACACCCGCATCCCGCTTGCCGACGAGGTGATCAACGGCCTCGTGGACCTCTGCAGCACCTCCTTCTGGCGCTCGATGCTCCGCGTCAGCCCCACCAACATCAGCCAGCTTGATCAGGCCGTCACCGCGCACAACCTGATGGACTGGACGGTCAATGCGAAGATGTACAACGACCTCACCCGCGAGGTCGAGCTGCTCTCCCAGTACCTATGGACCTACGGCTGGGCCGGTGTGCACGTCACCTGGCAGCAGGAGATGGGTCAGAAGGAGCAGTACCTGACCATGGACCAGATCATGGCTCTGGCAGCCCAGTCCCCACAGGACTCCATCCTTGCCGACCTGCCCAACCTCATCGCCAATCCCGAGGCCGACGACCAATCCGCAGAGCTCCTCCTCTCGGCCTTCCCCAACCTGCGCAAGCGCCGGGCCCTCAAGGCCATCCGCGACCTGCGCACCGAGGGCGAGTGCGACTTCCCCATCCCGACCATGGTCACCAACAAGCCCATGGTGGCAGCCCTCGCACCCTACGACGAGCTGGTCTTCCCGCCCGAGACCACCGACATCCAGTCCGCCCGGGTGGTGTTCCGACGGTTTTACATGACCGAGGCCGAGCTCTTGAACAAGGTCGAGACCGAGGGCTGGGACGCCGAGTGGGCCCAGGAGGCGATCAACACGATGGGCCGTTTCAGCGACTACTCGGCCTACACCTACGCTGCTGTCGGCCTGGCCGAAAACTCCATCCTCGACCGCGAGAACCTGATCGAGGTGGTCTATAGCTACCAAAAATCAATCGACTCCGACGGCATCCCGGGCGTGTTCTACACCGTATTCAGCCCTCAGGTGGGCGACAAATGGGGCTACTTCGACCTCTTGGACTACACGCACGGGCAGTACCCGTTTGTGGTGTGGCGCAGTGAGCTCATCCACCGCCAGATCACCGAGAGCCGGGGCGTGCCCGAGGTCTGCTCCACCTGGCAGCACGAGGTCAAGGCCCAGCGCGACTCCATCTTCGACTACACGTCCCTGGCCACCCTGCCCCCCATCGAGGTCCCCAAGACCCGCGGCGGCAACCTGAAGATCGGCCCGGCCATCCAGATCCCTGTCCTTCGCCGCGGCGAGATTGGCTTCCTGGCGCCGCCCGCCCGCGAGCCCGGTGTGGCCTTCCAACTGATCGCAGCCATCGAGGCCCAGACCGACCGCTACTTTGGGCGCCCGACCGAGAAGGTCCCCCCGGTGATCACCCAGATGCGCCAGCAGCGCCTGATCAACAACTGGCTGCACGGCTGGACCGAGGCGTTCCGCCAGGTGCTGTCCCTCACCCTGCAGTACATCGGCCCCGCCGAGATCCAGCGCATCACGGCCTCGGCCACCCCGCTCCCGCCCGACATTCAGGACTTCGACGTGATGCTGAAGTTCGACATCCGCGAGCTCTCCACCGACCTGGTCACCGAGAAGCTGAAGGCCATCAGCACCCTCGTCCTGCCCCTCGACACCGCCGGCGTCATTGACCGAGCCAAGCTGATCTCTGTGGCTCTCCGGGCCATTGATCCCAACCTGGCCAGCGAGCTGGTCATGCAGCAGGGCCCTGCCGCGCAGAAGATGTTCGGTGAAACCAACGACGAGGTGGCGCTGATGAGCCTCGGCAACCCGCCCCAATTGCGCGAGAACGACCCTACAGCAGCCATGCGCCTGCAATTCACTCAGCAGGTGCTACAGAGCAACCCGAAGTACCAGCAACAGCTCCAGCAGGACCCGCTCTTCCAAGCCAACCTGCAGAAGTACATTGAGAACCTGCAGTTCTCGGTGCAACAGCAGCAGAACGCCGTCACCGGCAGACTCGGAGTCCAATGAAACTGAACGACGAACAACTCTCGGAGGCCCTGTCAGTGTCCGAGGAGCACCCGGTGCTCAAGGCCATTGGCCAGGTCATCGACGACACGCTACGGGACGAGGTACACAGCGCCCTCCTCCCATCGCTTTCCGCGGAGGACCGTGCCTACAACGCAGGCCGGGCAGCCGCGATCAAGGATCTCATCGCACAAATCAGTGCGCTGCGAAACGGGAGAGACTTGACTTCCGGTCAATTCTAGGCTCTCACTCACACAACGGCTTCTTGGTTGGCCTCAACAACCATGGTTGCAGCATACCCGGCTTGCAGGGTCTAAAAGCATGGACATCCAAACGACACAGGAAGCGCCCCTGTCTAAAAACACGGCACAGCCCCCAATCAACCCGATGCAGTTCGACGAATCGGCGTTGGCCAAGTTGCTGAAGACACGATTCAGCGGGGAGGAGGAGAAGGCGTCAGACGTCGAGCAACAAGCGCCGGAGCCGGAAGCCACTTCAGTGGACGATCAGGCCGAGGATGCGGAGCCGACCGCAGAACAAACGGACGCCCAGGCCGAGTCGCCTGAGCAGGAGGTTCTTTCCGAGACCGAAGAGAACAGCGACGAGGATTCGCTGGGCTACCGCAAACGCATCGACAAGCTCACGCGCCAGAAGAAAGAGGCGCTGGAGAAGGCCGAGGCGCTCGAGCGGGAGCTCAACGATGCCAAGACCAAGCTGGAGCAGTCCAACGATAGGCCGACCGCGGTGCAGTCCGCTGCAGACCCGTTTGCCGATGTCTGGGAAGTGTCGAAGCTCAATGATGAGTGGAGCAAGGCCCGGAACCTGAAACGGTGGTGCGAGGACAACATCGACGGCTGCGAAGTAGAGGGCAAGGAGTACAGCGCGGAGGACGTGAAGCAGATCAAGCGGCGTGTAGAAGACGCCATCGACCTGCACATACCAACCCGCGCCCGCTTCCTGCAGAACTACCAGCAGATCAAGCCCATCGCCGAGACGCTCTACCCATGGTGGAAAGACCGTTCAGCTACCGAGTACACCGAGGCGCAGGCCGTCCTGCGGCAATTGCCGCAAATTGCCTCACTGCCGGAGTATCAGGTGCTGGTCGGTGACTTCATTGCCGGGCGCAAGCTGCGCCTGGAGAAGGAGTCCGCCAAGGGCAAGCCATCTGCCACCCGCCCACTGGCCAAGGCACCCAGTCAGCCCGGTCGACCCACCGCAATCCCTGCAAAGAAGGATGCGGCCAAGGTCGGCCTGGACAACGCCAAGTTGCAGTTCCGAAAGTCCGGGACGACCACTGAATTAGCCCAAGTACTCAAAAGGATGCTCTAAACCATGCCCCTACTTCAACCCAACCAGGGCGGCTCTGTGCCGCTCGCTTCCACCTCGTCCGCTCGTGAAGATCTGGCGGACTACATCGCCATCGTCGACGCCAAGTCGACCCCGTTCGTGTCCATGGCCCCCAAGGGCCGTGACATCGGTAATATGCAGTTCAGTTGGCAGGTCGACAATTACGGCGCTCCCGTGCTTGCCGGCGTGGTCGACGGCACTGATGTGACCGTTGCCAGTGCCTCCAACCCGGTGGTCAACCGGACCCGTCTGAACAACTACGGCCAGGCCTTCCGCCGCGATCTGCGCATCGGTTTCATTGCCGAGACTCAGGACGTCGCTGGTGTGACCGATGAGTTGGCCAACGGCATTGCCAAGAAGCTTGTTGAGATCAAGCGCGACATGGAGTCGACCTTCATGTGCACCAACCAAGCCGCCCAGGCCGACAACGGCACCAACCCGTACCTGACCGGCTCGATGGGTAACTGGTTGAACAGCACCAACGCCTCCAACATCGGCGCTTGCGCTTCTGGCTCGGTGTTCCTGCCTGCCTCCGGCGCTGTCGACACCACGGCCTCCGCTTCCTTCACCGAGGCGACTGCCCAGAATGTGCTGACCGCTATCTACGGCGCCACCGGCACCTTCCGCGACTACGATTGTATCTTGGGCACCACGCTCAAGCGTGCGTTCACCAACCTCACGGCCTCGGGTGCCATTCAGGTTGCCAATGCCAACAGCATTGCCGCCACCAGCGTCCGCACCTTCAATCAAGACCTGTCGGCCGACACTTTCAAGGCGTCCATCGACATCTTCGAGGGCGACTTTGGTCGCTTGATCCTGCACCCCACCACCTTCATCGGTGGCAAGAACAGCACTGCCCTGTCCGCCCAGGCCTTCAAGGGCTACGTGATCCCGATGGACATGGTCGAGGTTCGCTACGCCAAGCTGCCGCAGGTCAAGGATCTGCCCGACGCCGGCGGCGGCCCTGCCCGCCTCGTTGAGGCCATTGCCGGTCTCGTGGTGAAGAACCCGAGCGGGTTTGGTTTCTTCAACGGCGCGAGCTAGTCTTAGTTTCAACGGGGGAGGTCCATCCCGGGCCTCCCCCTCTTTCCTTTTCTCATGGCCCACAATTCCGCATCCTCCGTCATCGCCAACGCTCTCGACGATATGCCCGGCGAACTGCGCCGCGCCGTCATCAAGGAGTTCCAATCCGGCATCCAGAAGGACTGGGTCAAGGCCGGCATTGATCAGAAGCGCATCGCCCAGGACTCTCAGCGCGAGGTCCGCGCCGTCGACGGCATCGGTCGCCTGCGGATGCGGATCGACCCCACTCTCTACCATGCCTGGGGCACCAAGTATGGCTACGATTGCTGGAAGGATTCCCAGTTTTTGAAAGAGGTCGAGCGAGATAACCCCGAAGTGCGAGTGCGCTGCGGGGCTACACGCTTGCAGGTTGGATGGAGCGGTGGCACAAAACGCAGTACTCAGAAGTTCACCCTATGAATGTCGGATCTAACCGCCAACTGGCCGGCGAATACGGTGGCCGGTATATCGACGCCTCCGCGGGCACTGTGACCGGCAACTACATGGAGATCCATGCTGTCGCAACGACCATCCTTGGCGCGATCACTTCCAACATCACCAACTTCCCTTCCGGCGTGACCATTCAGGCCGGCGATTCGATCTCGGGCGTCTTCACCTCGGTGGCTGTATCCTCCGGGGCAATCATCGCCTACAACCGCAAGTGGGTCTAAAATGCGTCTTGGACTAGGCCTAGGACTCGGCGTTGAGCAAGCCCTTGGTGGGGCTGGCGGCGGCGCTGACCTGCCTATCATCCGGCGCGACCTGCTCCAGGAGGACGACTTCTTTGTCTTCCTTGAGGATGGCGACAAGATCGTCATCACCTTCGGCACCTTCGACTCTTTAGACTTGGAGAACGGGGACTTCCTGCTCCAAGAGGACACAGGCAAACTCATCATCCAAGCAAACTAACTTATGGCAGACACGAAAATCACGGCCTTGGCGGCCATCACTACGGTTGATCCGGCAGCGGACGTGCTGCCGATTGTCGACATCTCGGACACGTCCATGGCGGCCTCTGGCACGACCAAGAAGATCACCAGCAACCAGATCCTCGGTTCCGGCGGCACCGCCACGCTCGCCTCCGCCACCATCACCGGCGACCTGACGGTGGACACGAACACGCTGTTCGTAAATTCCACCAGTAATGCTGTTTGCGTTGGCACTCTAACTTCGCAAAACGTATCTGCTGGTCGCGGAAATCTGACGATTGGCGGAACTAGCAGTGCTATTCTCAACCTTTCGATCAACGGTGCTGATACCGGTTACATCATTCACGATGGAACCAACATTACGTTCAACAACCGGACCAATGGCTATGTAGAGTTCTTTGCCAACGGTCTGGCGCAGCACCGCATTGCACCGCTCGGCGTCTTCTCTTGGTACGACGGCGCAGGCGGCACCCGAATGACCCTCAACTCCACGGGGCTGGGCGTGGGGGCTTCTCCCGGTCAGAAATTGGATGTTGTCAGTTCTACTGGGTGCGTCGCTCGCGTTCGTGGAGGAAGTGGAGCAGGTCAAAGTGCCGCGTTTTATGTCAGCAACACTGCTGGAACATCTACGCTCGCCGCTTTCGGTGATGGTGCCAACATGATTGGCGGAACGGTTGATTCGTCAGCAATGGTCTATGCTGGAGCAAGTATTCCGCTGGTGTTTTACATCAATTCCGCCGAGCGGATGCGGATCGACTCCTCCGGCAACGTCGGCGTGGGGGTTACGCCGAGTGCGTGGGGAAGCAACAGCAAAGCACTTCAGGTCGGCGGCGGTACTGCATCTGTTTCCTCTACTGGCGCGGGTTCGACTGCTAGTCGATTCGCTCACGGTGCCTATTTTGACAATACCAACTGGCTGTATCAGTACACAGGAGTTGGTCCTGCGTTGTATCAGGTGACTGGTGCGAACGCTGGAAGCACTCATGCTTGGTACATCGCCCCCGGAGGCACCGCTGGCAACGCCATCACCTTCACCCAAGCGATGACGCTCGACGCCCTTGGCAACTTGCTCGTCGGTCTTACCGCTGCTGGTACGACCGCTGCCAAGACAATCCAAATTGCTGATGGTACTGCTCCAACTGCCAACGTGACTGGTGGCCAGCTCTACGTCGAAGCCGGTGCGCTAAAGTACCGTGGAAGCTCTGGTACCATCACCACGCTCGCTAACGCCTAATCCACACTACCATGACCACCATCTCTTGGATCATCGAACGCCTGTTGGTCAAGCCGACCGAAGGCTCACTCACCGATGTCGTCATCACCGCCGACTGGCGTTGCAACGGCACCGAAACCACCGGCACCGGCGACGATGCGAAGACCTACAGCGGCACCTGCTACGGCTCGTCGTCGTTCGCGCCTCCGACCGAGAACTTCACTCCGTACGATCAGCTCACGCAGGATCAGGTGCTTGGCTGGTGCTTCGCCAATGGCGTCGATCAGAGCGCGATTGAAGCCAACGTCTCCGCGCAGATCAACGACCAGATCAACCCTCCGGTCATCGCTCCGCCGCTGCCGTGGTTGCCGCCTGTGATGATCGTGCCTCCGATGCTGCCTCAGGTTGAGCCGGTTTTGGTTGCGGATCAGCCCGTCGTTTCCGACACTGCGGCCTGACATGGAAATCACGATCAAACTCACTCAGGAGCAGGCCAATAGCTTGCTCCAGCTCATCGACGTTGCGGTTAAGGCCGGTGGCGTGGCCAATGCCCGAGCCGCCCTCCCGCTCGTCGATCTCATCCTCGCAGCCGCCCAGGAATCCAAACCTGAGTAACATGGACGCAAGCAATCACAGCGGTGGATTCGGAGGTATCGTTGCTATGCTCGGAACCGCAACCATAGCAATGGTCGCCTCCTACATCCCCGAACTCACCGAGTGGACACGGTTCCTAACCGCCCTCGCCGCCCTAATCGCCGCCATCACGGCCCTCTACAAAGCCATCAAAAAGAAATGAACCCCAACGTCGCCTCACTCATCCGCCACGGTCTTAGCGCACTCGGCGGTTTCCTCGTCGCCAAGGGCATGGTCTCCTTCGATCAAGTCAACGAGATCGCTGGTGCAATCATCACCCTGGCCGGCGTCGGCTGGTCCGTTTTCAAGAACAAGAAGGCCGAGAAGAAGGCCGAGTGAACTGGATCTACCAGATCCTGAAGGCCCTGCTCGACTGGCTCCGCGAAACACCACCCACCGATGTGCAACATGGCAAAGCTCCCGAGGCCCTCAAGAGCGATCTGGCTGATCGGATTGCTGACCTGCCTGGGCTGCCAGGTGACGAAGGTGGTCCTGGTCCCTTCCGGTGATCCGGTGATGCTGGCTAAGCCTACCAAAGCCAGCGTGTACGGATTCGATTCAAACAAGAAGCTGGTGGGACCGTCCACGGTGACGCTGCCGGCCGGCTGGTACGTGCTACCGAAGTCCCAATGATCAACTACAAGGGCAACAAGTTCAGCGGCTACAACAAGCCCAAGGCAACCCCCGGGGAGTCCAAGAAGTCCGCGGTCCTGGCCAAGGAAAACGGCAAGGTTAAGCTCGTGCGTTTTGGCGACCCGGACATGAGCATCAAGAAGCACATCCCGGAGCGCCGGGCCAACTTCCGCGCTCGTCACGGGTGTGACAACCCGGGATCGAAACTCTCGGCCAAGTACTGGTCCTGCAAAGCCTGGTAACCAATGAGAACCGTCACCTATGACTACGTGCTGCAACGCGCCTGTGAGCTCACTGGGCGCGTTTTCTCCACCCTAACGACCGAGGAGTCAAATTTCTTCCGCACGTTCATCTCCATGTCACTGCGGAGCGCCTGGGAGTGCTTCGACTGGCCCGAGCAGACCGTCTACGAGCAGCAGTACTTCGCGGCCGACTACAACCCGGCCCAGCTCTATTCAGCCGGCATGGTGGTCTACTTCAAGACCGAGCAGAAGTACTACCAGTACGTCGGCTCGATCAACTCCGGCAATCCCCCGACCACCGGAGGCCCTGGTGGCACGCTCAATGCCCAGTACTGGTCCGAGGCACTGCCCGACTACGGCAACAACGACGGCGACTGGGATGCGGCGACCACCTACACCATCGGGCAGATCGTTCTCTACCCCGACACCCAGCGGCACTACCAGCTCTACGCCACGGCACCGGCCGGCACCGTCCCGACCAACTCGGTCTACTGGGGCGTGCTAAACAAGTTCCTGCGCAATATCTCGCAAACCAACAACCCCGACGGCACAACCCGGGCTGTCCCCATCGGTGAGACCTTCTCAGTCTGGCCGGGAGACCCCCGTGTGTCCTGGCGCCAGCAGGAGGTGACCTACACCTTCACCGACGACGGTGTGTTGGTTGGGGAGCAGTTGCCCTACGTCTGGCTGGAGTTCCGCAAGACCCCTCCGTTGTTGGCCAATGCTGCCGAGGCTAGTGCCTACGATTTCCCCTACCGCTTCTGCGAGATCTGCGCACTCAAGGCAGCCGGCCAGATGCTCCGGGTCGACGGCAAGATCGACCTGGGCAACCAGTTCCTTGAGTTAGGAGAGGTTGAACTGACCAAGGAGATCGACAAGGTGGCGCTCCAGGAGAAATATGTCCGGCAGATAATCGTACCGTCCCGGTGATATGCCTGACCTGCCTCAAATCGGTGCAATCGACGATGGATTCGTTGGAGTGGTATCGCGCATTGACCCTGCGCTGATCCCGGCCTCCTACGTTTCCAACGCCGTCAACCGACGCTTCGAGGATCAGGTCATCAAGAACCGCTGGGGCATTGTGCAGCCCAAGTGGGGCGGTAAGTGGGAGCTACTGAACCGCGTGGTGACGGTGACCTCCAACTCTGTTTCCACAGTCCCTGTCAGCGGCACGCCCATCCCTCAGAACGCAAGCATCTCCTCGGACCCAGTCGCCAACGTGCTGGTCTTTTCCAACGGCACCCGATGCCTCTTGGATGATGGGACCAACTGCGTGATGTCGACCGCAGCACTGGCTTTCACAGGGGCTCCGGTCAACCGCACCGTTCAGTTCTACAACCAGACACTGCCCTTCGAGGACATCCTCGGCGTCCTGCCCTACCGCGACCCGGACACCGGGGCCAATGCACTTCTGGTAGCAGTCAACGAGGCCCGGGCCTCCGACGGTGGTCAGGGTAAGGTCTGGTGCATCCGGCCCAACCAGTCGCCCGTGGAAGTGTCCATGAACGGGCACGACATCTACCTGCCGGTGCGCCTCATTCAAGCCACCAACGGCGTGGTCATGCTGCGCCCGGGCAACGCCCGATACTACTTCTCAAGCGCCTCAGGAATCTACGACTCCATCCTGATGGAGGACGGGAGCCAGATCCTGTGCGAGGACTCCACGGTGCTTTCGGACGAGGACTCCACGCAGATCAACCTGAACGTGGTGCCCGACCTTACCACGGGCGATATCGTGACCATCGGTGGTGTGGGTGACGTGGCTCCCCTCTGGACTGCAACACCGGGTTCTGGTCAAGGCTTCCAGTTCTTTGTCAACGTGGTCAACGAGGAGGTCTCGCTTCACCTGACATTGGTTGATGCTCGGGCCGGCACAAACGCCTTGCCGCTCAGTCCTGAGAACAACGCCCGCTACTACATTGAGCGCTCTGCCAACCTGACCGGCTACGACCTGGCGCAAGACATCGTCGACAACCTGAACGACGGGATGCCCATCCTGATGCAGGGCAATGCCGCATTCCCGTCTGCGCTTGATGCCGGGTTCGACCGTATCCCGTCCACGCTGTCCATCGTCGGCTCCGACTCAACCGGGGACACGCTGACGGTCTACAACCACAACTTCATCCCGGGCGATCAGGTTTCGATCTCGAACGTGGTCGGTAGCGCCACGGTCAACAACCAGATCTACTACGTCTACCCGGTCGACAACAACACGCTGAAGCTCTTCAGCGGCACGACCGAGGAGACCGACTCGCTGAACGACGCTGGCCGCGCCATCATCCAGCTCACGACCACCGGCACGTCGCCTAACATCACGATCAGCGCGGTCACAATCCTCAATCAGGGTTCCGGCTACCTCTCGGCCCCAGTGATCACGGTCTCCGGCACATCCAGTGTGGCCGCCAGCCTGACAGCTACCGTCACCAATGGCATTGTCAGTGCGGTCACCATCGTCAATGCGGGCACCTACTCTACCACGCCCACAGCCTCTGTGGCCATGCCCTCGACGCTGGTCGACGTGGACAACAACAACATCACCGGCAGCATCAAGCGCTCGAGTGCTTCCGGCTCCTCGGTGCCACCGGGCCGCGAGGGGCTCTACTTCCAGAACCGCCTACTGCTGCTCTACGGCAACGACTACCTGGCCGTCTCCGACGTGCTGGACCCGCTGCACTACAGCCCAGTGCTCAACGAGTTCAAGCTCAACACCGGCAGCAATGACCGGGTGGTTGCTCTGTACCCGTTCAACACCACCACGCTGCTGGTGTTCAAGGAGAGATCGGTTTTGGCTGTGGAGAACCTCTACGGCGACCTGTCGACCACCCGGCTGACCGAGATCACCCGGGAGTTCGGCTGCGTGTCTCAGGCTTCCATCGCAGGCACAGGCTCCGACGTCATCTTCCTCTCCCAACGCGGCATAATCAGCCTGCGCCAGACCGAGTTCGGCATCAGTCAATCGGTGGTTCTGCCACTCTCCGATCAGATCCAGAACATCGTCGACGACATCGACCAGGCCTACTGGGGCAACGCCTGCGCAACCTACTTCTCAAACCGCTACATCCTAAGCGTGCCGGTGGAGGGCGGTGACGGTTCCAATCAGCGCACGCTGGTCTACAACTTCCTGAACAAGGCCTGGGAAGGCTACTGGGAGGGATCGCTACTCGTCCCGCGGTTCTGGTGCCGTGTCATTGTGGCAGGCACCGACACGCTCTGCTGGGCCGATGAGAGTGGCCTGATCCACCAGTTCGACCCGCTCGGTCTCGTGGACGTCAACCTAGCCGGAAACCTCATCCAGATGTCGACCGAGGTTCGCTTCCGCGGCTACACCGGGGAGGACAACGTCGACCACAAGCAGTGGACCGATATCCAGTTCGAGTTGGGCAACTGGAACACCCGCTATTCCATCACCGCGCAGTTCGACGGTGTGAACGAGTCCTATGTGGTCGCCACCGACCAGACCAAGGATCGCACGGTCTACTACACCTACGGCAGCGGCACCTACAACACCAACAACACCGCCGACAACTTTCTGGCCCCGTACCGCGAGGACTACTCGGTGACCACCCAGTTCCGCTGTGGCAACAACGGCTGGAAGGCCGGCCTGCACCAGTTCTTCAGCCACAAGGCCCGCCTGCGTAAGCACTCGGCCTCTGTGCAGCCCCTGATCACCACCGACCAGGGCTCCCTCGACATCTACAGCGCCAAGGTCATCGGCATTGCATTCCGACTCTACGGCAAGAACGACGTCTAAACCACCATGCCACTCTTTGTAACTGTCACCCCGGGCACCACGGTCAGCTCAACCACCACGCTGTCGGCCTCGACGCTCAACCTTCTGGGCACGCCCAGCATCGACATCACCGGCTCGGTCGACGGCGGCACGCTCTCGGTGGCCGATGGTTCGCTGACTCTTGCCAAGTTCGCACCGATCTCCGGCAATCGGCTTATCGGCAACGGCAGCGCCGTGTCGGCCTATCCAGCGGAACTCTCCTCGACCGACCTGGCGTTCACCTCGAGCACGGTCAACATCGGCACCGGGGCTGTGACCACCGCCAAGCTGGCCGACTCCTCGTCAACCACCACCGGCGTCACCTACGCCAAGATCCAGCACGTCACCGATGCTCGTCTGATCGGTCGATCTGCTGGCACCAATGGCGTCGCACAGGAGATCACGGTCGGGTCCGGGCTGTCACTGGCCAGCGGTGCGCTGACCAACGGCATCCTGCGGTATACCACCAGTGCCAAGAGCATCCCGCTGATTGCTTCCGGCAGCCAGGCCGTTCAATGGCTGACCACTTCAACGGAGCTGCCATCGCTGTCGGTTGCGCCTCAGATGGTGCGTGTGGTCCTAGAATGCTTCACCAACGACGGCCCGTTCGTTGTGGGTAATGAAGTGGACATTCAGAGTATTGTGATGCAGGGGTTCCAGAATAACTTCCCAATTTTCAACTACGTCCCAACGGTTTCATCTGGCGTTGTTTCCGGTTCCAATATCTTCCTGAATGTCTGGTTCAGCAGCCAGACCCCGGGCAACCCAACGCCTTTTGCGTCGGCTTCAACCTCTCGGCTTTTTGTCCTGACAAGCGCCGGTGCCTACCAAGAACTGACGCGAGCCTCTTGGAAGGTCAAAGCCTACCTGCTCTACGCACCCACCTGGGCATGATCCCTGCCATCACAGACTACCTGCTGCACAAGCTCCCGGACAGCTTCAAGGGCTGGACCCGCGAGGCCGTCGAGGACTACGTCATGTTCCATGCGGAGCAGGGCACGCTCAAGATCGCCACCCAGGACGACCATGTGGTCGGTGTGCTGGTAGGTTGGCGCCAGACGGGTCCAGAGCCTAAGGCCTGGGAGTGGCAGCATTCCGACCCCAATGGCGACCACTGGTACTGGCATCAATTCGCCGCGGATTGCGCGGTATTCGCCATGGCGGTGGCGGCTAAGTTCTTCCATGACCGACCGGAGGCTGCAATCCTCCCGGCCATCGGCTATCGCAACGGCAAACTGACCACCTACAAGAAAGGCTCGATGCCGATCTACCGGGTGGCTGACAAAAAATATGGCATCAGTTGAGGCACCAGCACCACGGGACTACGGCAAGGAGACTGCGGAAACTCTCCGCGCCCAGCTTGACCTAGCGCCCGAGAAATACGCAGCCGAGGCCAAGTACGCTCCGCAGTACCAAGCTCTTCAGCTCGGCCTGTTGAAGTCTGCCACGCCGGAGCTGCTGCAGCTCTACAAGGAGCAGATCGCGCCCACCATGGGCGAGGTCGAGGCGGCCGCCCGCTCCCGTTCCCGGGCCGGTGACATTGCCGACATTGAGCGACTCGGGCCGCAAGCTCGTGCCGCCATCAAGGCTGCATCACCGGAGCAGGCTGCCTTGGCCGATACGTTGACCGCGCAAGCTCAGTCTGGCCTGGCAGCAGGTTCCCGTCTGACCCCTGAGCAACAGCGCATGGTTGAGCAGCAGACCCGTTCCGGGCTGGCTGCCCGCGGCCTGGCTCAAGGCCCGTCCGGTGCCCTGCAGGAGGCTGTGCGCTCCCAGATGGCCGGTGCCGGCCTGCAACAACAGCGCCAGCAACAGGCCATGGGAGCCCTCGGGGCTTCTCAGGGCGTCTACGGTGACGTCTTCCAACAGGTGCTAGGTCGGCCTTCTCAGGCCTTTGGGGCCTCGCAGGGCTTTATTGGTCAGGCTCAAGGATTCAATCCTGGCCAACTCTTCAACCCGGAGAGCCAGTATGCTGCCAACCTGATTGGTGGCAACCAGCAGGCCCAGCTTGCTGCCCGTACTGCTTCCGCCGCCAACACCACCGCGCTGATCGGTGCCGGTATGTCTGCCGCATCCAGCCTATGAACTACGGATACCAGCAGCCCGGTGGAATGATGCAGGGCTACGCACCCCAGCCGCCGATGATGCCTGGCAGTGGGTACGGTGCGCCCATGATGACCAACTTCCAGAACACCACCGCAGATGTGGAAGCCCAGCGCAAGCGCCTCAAAGCCCTCGGACTGGACGACACCATGATCGACGATGCCTTGTCGTTTAAGCAGGGCCTCTTCGAGAAGCGCGACGAGATGCAAGGCAAGGCGCTTGAGGCTATTGGTGGTGGCATCAAGGCTGCCGGAAGTAATCTCACCGGAGCAGCGTCTGCCGCCGGTGCCGGCCTTAAAGGCCTTGCATCCTCTTTGTGATCATCAAGTTCCAGCGATGCACAGGAATCAGGCTCTTTCGGTTGTTCCGATGGCAGCTTGAGGTCTGGTTTTGCCCCGCTGGTGAGTTGATACCGTCGCATTGCCACAGCCAGTTTGACTCCCGGATCATCCACATCCTCGGGACCATGCGTTGGATGATGGGTGGCAAATCAAAGCACGTCACCAGCTACCACTGTGGGTGGTCTAAGCCCGTCCCAGCCGGCGTGCAGCACAGTGCCATTGCGATGTCGTTCTCGGTGTTCGCCAATCTGGAGCGGTGGAGCGGCAACCCAACCTCCGCGGCAGTAGACTTCAACCCGGCGTGAACAAGCTCGGCCAGCTCTACTTCGACGCAGCCGGCGGCAACCACAACGCCGTGGTGTTCATCACGGCCTTCCATGCCTACTGCCATGCCATCGACGACCTGGTCGACGGCGACGTGCCGTTCACACCAGAGGCCTTCCTTGACGTGATGATGCAGGCCAACAGCCTCTACTCGACCCCGTTCTACATTGAGAACTGGTTCCGGCTGCAGCCGGTGATTGCGCAGATCACCAGTACCTACGCCGACTCGGTTGCCTGGGAGAAGGCCGACGAGGAGTGGAAGCGTCAGACATCCGATGTCCTACGGCTCTGCGGCAACGACATGATCATTCAAGTGGCTTGGATTATCGGGGGCTACAAGCACATGAGGGCTATCAGCTTGAAACTGCGGGAGTTCGCGTACCATTCTCAGCACAGCTAAACCTATGGCAACTTACGGCTATTCCACACCATACACCGGACGCGGCGACACCGGCCCGCTGCCTCCTGGCTACATGGAGGCCGCAACAGCCCCTGGGCGCAACCTGGCGATGGGTATCGCTGCCATGGGACAGGGCCTCGGGAAGGCTATCGAGCAGTACCGCACCAAGAAGGCCGAGACCGAGGCTGCCACGCAGAGCTGGGAGACTGTCTCCGGGCTGATGCAGCAGCAGCTCTCAAGCGATCCCAAATACCTGGCCATTCAGCAGTACATGGAGACCGGGGCGCTCCCCCAGGGCGTCTCCGAGCAGGACATCCCTCGCTACACCCAGCAGGTGCAGGCCGACCGGGAGATGCTTAATAAGTTCTCGGCTCTCGGTGAGAAGTTCCCGGACATGAGCCTGGCCAAGAAGAAGGCGGCTCTCGGGGACGCCGTGATGGTGCTGAACCAGTACCGGACGGATCAGCAAAAACAGGCTGAAACCGAGTTGCGCAATCTTCAAACCACTGCCGCTCGCTTCAACCTGGAGACAGCGCAAGGTGCCGAGGCCCGACGCCGTGGGCTTGAGCAGGCAATCTCTCAGGTTGCCCAGCTTCCGGCCACGCAGGAAGTCACGGTGCCCGCACCTCCGGCAATCATCAGCAGCAGCCTGAACATTCCCGCAGAGCAGCAGCCCTACACCCCGTTCTATCAGGTGCAGCAGATCCCGGGTGGCACGATCCAGCAGCCTCCGGCCCCGCAGGCTCCGCAAGGTCCGACCTTTGGAGGTATGCGCTTCGGTGGTGCCGATCAGTATACCATGGGCCTCGGGCGCAACATCATGCCCATCCCGGCTGGCACCAATCGCTCTCAGTTCACGCCTTCCGCGCAAGTTCAGACAGCCCCGCCTGCCGGTATCGCGCCCATCCCGCAGCGTGAGGTCCCGGCTTTCGAGTCGCAACCCATCCAACGCACGGTTACCGAGACCCAGCCGGTCAACTACCAGGACCGCTTCAAGCAGGCGGTCGACGTGTTCCAGCGTTTGGGTGCCCCGATCAACCCGGATGCCATTAGGAGCGTGCTGGAGGCCACCGGAACTCCTCGGCCCATTCAGGTCGACACCCAGACTCTGCCCGGCGGCATCACCGTGGTGCGTGCTGATGGCAAGGTGGATATCCTTCCTGCTCCCAAGATGGTCGAAGGCAAAGACTTGACCGAGGGGCAGTCCAACTCGCTGGGCTTTGCTTCGCGCATGATGCTCAACGAGGGCACGATCAATGACGTGGTGGGCCGCGGTTATCGCCCTGGTGGCCTGACTGAGTTTGGCTTCACCCCAGAGCGTTTGCGTTCCGACGACCGCAAGATCTACGACGCCGCTAAGGAAAACTGGATTGCTGCTGCCCTGCGCAAGGAGTCCGGTGCTGCCATCGGCAAGGACGAGTATTCCGCCGCTGATCGCCAATACTTCCCTCAACCCGGAGACAGCGACAAGGTGCTCAAGCAGAAGGCAACCCTGCGCTCTACCGTGTTCAAGTCCATGAAGGCCGGCATCGGCCGGTTCGCTGACGACTACCTGCGCCAGATGGGCGTCGGCCAGGAAACCCAGCCCCAAGGCGGCGTCCGTAAATACAATCCCGTCACGAAGCGCATCGAGTAATTATGCCATACCAGATCCAGGTCGGCTCTCAGGTTGTCGAGTTCCCTGATTCCGTTGGCCAGGATGAGGCCCAGCGGATTTTGTCCGAGCAGTTCCCAGCCACTGGCGAGGACATTGCCGGTGCCATGCAAGACCCGGCCTACAAGCCGTCGGTCGACGACTACCTCAAGTTCGAGCAGTACGCCAAGACCAAGCAGACCGACTGGGTCAACACCATTGCGCAGTCGGTTGATGCTGCCGCCAACATGATTGGTGGCGCGATCTCAGAAGGCGCACAGGGAGCTGTTGCCAACCCGCTCAACTACATCGAGGGCGCTGCTCAAGGCACCCGACAGCTCTACGGCCTGGTCGCACAGTCTCAAGACCCGTCGTCACCACTCTTCAAGTTCAAGGACCTCGTCGCAGGCACAGGTACTGCGGAGTCTCGCTACAACCAGTTTCTTGAGGCCCGAGACTTCGCCAACACTACTGCCCGCCTTGAGCGCGGCGAGGAAGGCATTGTTGTCCCGCCCGAGTACACCAACCCGGAGTTCGTCCAGGGCGTGTCCATGATCCTTGACCCGACACTGGCTCTTCCTGGTATCGGCGAGGTGTTCGGTGCAGGCAAACTGGCCACCCGTGCAGTCGGTAAAGGCGCACAACTCACCGGGCGTGCCGTTGCCGGCGTTGCAAAGCCACTAGAGCGCGTTGCAGGCGCTGCCGAGCGCATGACAGCGGAGGCTATTGGAATGACCCCAGAAGGGCTTCGCACCGCTGCTTCAACAGCCGGTCTTGCCGGCGCTCTTGGCATTGCCCCCGAGGCGGCAGCTTTTGCCGCTATCCCTGCCGGCATCCGTACCGCACGCGAAGCCGGCGAGGCATTGACCCGGGCAGGCGAGAACCTGATGACCCAGCCTTCGCGCATTGGTGCTCTTGAGGCTATCGGGGCAGCCCCCGGGGCCAACCTACGCCAGCGTATGCTCGGTGTGGTCGGGCAGTACGGTGGAGACGCTGCGTTGGATGCCTCACTAAGAGGGATTGCCGGAGGAATTGAAGGTGGAGTGATTGGCACAGGCTTGGGCTATTTGTCCGGTGGCGAGGAAGGGGCTGCCGCAGGCCTAGGATCTGGCCTTGTTCAGGGTGCTGCCGGTGCCATCGGTGCCCGCGGTTTCGAGAAGCTGACAGGCAAGGCTGCCAAGGAAGCCCGTGCCGGCGACCTGGGGCGCTTCATTGATGCCCAGCAGGACCCGACCACCAAGGCACTGTTTGAACGGGTGCTGGATCAACATGGTGTTGATGCTGCATCCAGCCTGATGGACTTGCAGGGCCTTGTTCGCGGTAAGTTCGGCGACGTCGAAGTCATCTACCGTAACAACAAGGACTTTGCTGATCAGTTCGGTGGAAGCGCCCGGGGTGTGCAGGTTGAAGACCTAGGCGGACGGCCTGCCGTAGTCATCAACTCTGACATCATCGGCAAAGGAACCGGAGACGGCCCGCTCTACACGCTCGGTCACGAGCTCTTCCATGCTCTCGAGAAGAGCACCCAGCTCGAAGGCGGCGCCACCGAGATTAAGGATGCTCTTGTTGGACGTTGGATTCAGGAAGGCGACGTTGTTCGCAAGCTGGCCGATGGCGCATTCAATGACGCCGAGATCGAGGCACGCTTCAACGAGTATCGCGACAAGCTGGCCGCAGGCAGTCAGGAACGCGCAGCCCAGCTCGCCCAGTACGACACCATCGACAAGAAGGCAGGCTATGTTGCCTCAGAACTGGCTGCAGAGCACTTCGCCGGGCTCCTGGCCGGTCAGAAGCCTGACGCACTGCTGAAGGGATTCACCGGAGTCACCCGGCAGTTGCTGGACGCTGCTCTGACCCAGAACGCCAGCCGGGCCTTGGCCGATGCCGCGGCGACCATTGAGCGTACTTTCGGAGTCAAGCCCACCGACTCGGTGCTGTTCCCGGACCTGAAGCAGGCCTCGCCCCAGGTGAACGCCATGCTGCGCGACCTGTTGCGTGCCCGGCGCAAGCTAGATGAGCGCATCACCATAGAGAACGAAGGCCCGGGCAAGGTCCTGAAGCCGCAGGATGTCTCCAATCCGATTGCCGCCAAGCAGTTGGTCGACCTTGGTGTGGCTGAGAAGATGCCCGACGGCAGCGTCAGGAACCTCTCAGACGAGGAGATCCGAGTCCGCGAAGAGAAGGACACCGCCGCTATCAGGACGATCCTGGAAGGCGTCCCGGGAGCCCGCGTGGTCGATGGCGAGATCCTTGGCCGGTTCAGCCCGCAGCAGTTGTCTGCCATTGAGCAGTCCCAGGCGGTCAGCAGCCGGATGAAGGACAAGATCCGGGCCGTTAACGCGGCAATGGACGCCGGCAACAGCATCTTCCTGAACTACGGTGCTGCTACTCGCCGGGTGAAGAACCGGCTGACCGGCTTGTTCACCAGCAAGTACAACAGCGGCATCCGCCTCTCCCAGCGCGAGGTGCTGCCCTACAGCTTCTACCTATCCAAGGCCGACAACCCGGTCATCAAGGCCATCGACATCAGCAAGATCCGCGGTGCCCTGGACAAGCTGACCGCGCCCGATGGCGGCGTGGCTGCCGGCCTGTGGGACAACGTCGACGGGTTCATGTCGGACCTGGCCGCGTACTTCACCAACCTGGACGCCGGTGAAGGCGCCCGCCGGTCGGCCGAGATCTTCGGCCTGGAGAAGGCAAAGTTCCTCGGTGACTTCGTGAACGAGCAGGAAAAGGGCGGGCGCAAGTTTGTGCGCGACTTCCGCCTGGACCGCATCGGCTCAACAGCCCCGATGGACTTCCGCGCCCGTATCTCGGAGGACGCCATCCAGAAGTCCAAGATGCGCTGGATGCCCGCGGAGACCGTTGGCGACAAATCGGTCATCAACTCCGAGGAAGGCTACCGCATCATCAGCGGCGCCAAGCACCGACTCTACGGTCCCGACGGCAAGCTGATCGGGATCTACGACACCCAAACCCAAGCAGAAAGGAAAGCAGATGCCACTCAAGCAAGGCTACAGCCAGAAGTCCGTCAGCAGCAATATCCGGTCGGAAATGAAGTCCGGCAAACCGCAGAAGCAGGCGGTGGCAATCGCGCTCTCGGTGGCCAAGAAGGCCAAGGCGAAGGCGGGGCGGTTCGACAAGCGGGGGATGTGAGGTTCATGCCGGACGGCACAAGCGATGGGCTTGCCGTTCTGGACGACCAACTGAAGCTGGAGCTTCCTGCTCGGCCCAAGGTGTTGGACATTGCCAACGCCTTCCAGAAGCTCTTCGGAAAGGCTATCGAGTATCGCAAGGCAAAGCCCCAGGACAACGCAAAGCTGGTCGGTCTCTTGGTTCAGGAGATCGACCGTGCCGTCAAACTGCATCCCGAGGCCAAGGGTTGGTACGACGAGAACGTCAAGCTGACCATGGACGTGATGCGGGATCTGGACCCGGATCTGGCCAAGCCCGAGAACGACTTCATCTTCAAGGCCATCCTGGCGGCTACGTCGGATGGCAACAAGGTAGGCCCACAGTTTCAACAGACTTGGAAGGAGTACAGCAACTGGAAGAACACCGGGGAGATTTCTGGTGAGTTCGTGTCCGGTGATCGCATTGAGAACATCCAGACCAACCTGGAAATGCTCAACGAGTTCATCAAGGACATCGGCTGGGAGAAGACCAAGGACTTCATGGTGCAGAAGGGCACAGTGAAGGATTTGCGCCAGGCCCTGGTCGACGTCTTCGGTTGGACCAAAAAGCAGGCCAACTCAATCGGATCTTCTGAGCGTGTCGACGAGGTGGTTCCGTTTGCGGTAGTGCTCGGTCCCAAGCTGGGGTCGTTCTTCAACAACCTGTACGGCGACTTCTCATCGGTGACCATGGACCGCTGGTTCATGCGCACACTGGGACGCCTGACGGGAACCCAGGTGGCACCGCTCTCAAAGGCTAAGCTGCGCGAGATGCGCAACAACCTGCGCGATGCAGTCGCCAGGCTGACCCCGTCTGAGTTTGAGATGCTTGGAGTCAAGCGTGGCGATCTTAAGGGCACGTCCATCGACGGTGCTGCCACAACCATCTCCGGCAGGTTCTCCAAGAAAGCCCTGCGTGAGACGGCTAAAAAATCCTCTGAGGCCGGTCAATCTGCGCTCGAGGAAACAAGAAAGTTTGCAAACGCTCTAAAAAAGGGCTTGAATCCCCTGGTCGAGGCTCCGGTCGATGGCACCCATCGGCGCTGGATTCGTGAGCGTATCGCAGAGGTTCAGTCGGAACTGCGTTCCCGCGGCATTGAGCTGGAGAACGCGGACCTGCAGGCCGTGCTGTGGTATCTCGAAAAAGAACTCTATGAAAAACTCAACTACCGCAGCAAATCAGGAGAGTCAGACTATGCTTCCGCAGCCTCCTCCCTCTATCAGTCAGTGGCTGGACGACCGTCTGACGTCTATGCAGGAGGAACAGGACGAGTACGCGCAATCGGGAGCACTGGAGGCAGCGAAGGAATGGGCGCAGGCCAAGCGAGCCAAGCGGCTGGGCCTAAAGTAGCCGGCGGTGAGCGCTTCATGCCCGCCGAGATCCAGCGCGACATTGGCCGCAATCAGGACTTCGCCACGCCGCCAACCGACAGTGAGGCCATTGACGCTCTAAGCTCCGAGAAGAAGGCCAAGTTTGGTGCTGCCAGAAGCATCAAGCCGGGCACACAGGTGGCCGCACGCATCGACATCCCGGCCTTCCTTAGAACGGGCAAATATGTGGTCGCTGTGCATGAGCCCGATGGCGCTGCAGGTGGCCCAGGCAAGGTCATTGGGTACGATACCGTGACCCGTTTGCAGAACCCGAAGTTTGTGGTCAAACCAGGCGTGCAGCGGATTTACGAGGGCAAGTCCGCCAAGTTTCCGGTGGCAACGGTCGACGGCAAGATCATGGCCGACCGATCCATACCGGGTGACTTGGAGAACTACGTGCCGGTCGGAATGGACCCGAAGGAACACGCCTTCTTCTACGACAAGCGCACCGACCAGCCCGTCATCGGTGGCTCTGAGTCTGTGAGCGTAGGCAACACGGTGTTCGTGAAGAACCCGGTGTATGGCGATCCTAGCCAGTTTGCATTTATGCCCTCCCCCGACTCCGCAATGCCCGGTGCCTACTCTTTCCCCGGCGGCTACCGAGCCATCCCGGGTAAGGCCAAGGGCAGTCTCCGCCTCTACGGCCCCGCCGGCAGCCTGATCGGCATTGCGGCCAGCCTTGACGAGGCCCAACGCATTATCCGAAAGAAGTCTAAGCAATGAGCTACGATTCACAGACCAGCACGATCCTGATCAACAAGCTGCGCAAGGACGTCGACAGCCTGACGCAGAAGATCGCGCTCATTGAGGACCGCAAGGCCTCGGGCACATCGGGCGGCAATGGCGTGGCAACGACGTGGACGACACGCGACCTGAACACCGTAGCTAGCGATCCGAGCGGCCTGATCCTCGACCTGGCCAATAGCGAGTTCAAGTTGGCTGCCGGTGCCTACCAGATCCGGGTGATCAGCCCGTTCCACCATACCCGGGAGACCCGAATGCGGGTGTATGACGTCACCAACAGCGTGGTGATCGGATACAGCGCCTCGGACGACGTTACCAACCAGGAGAGCCAGTACCTGCACACCAACGTGCGCATCACGCCGCACAAGGACACGGTGTACCGGCTGGAGTACTACATCACCAGCAGCGGCGCATCGCACCTTGGCACCGACTCCTCGATCACCGGGGTTGATGAGATTTACACGGTCTGCGAGATCACCCGGCTCGACACCGGAGCCACCAAGCCCCTCGGTGCCGGCGGTCTGCAGGGTCCGCAAGGGCCTGCTGGCCCCACCGGCCCTGCCGGCCCCCCGGGACCCACCGGCGGCGGTGTGACCAGCGTCAATGTCTCTGGAGGCCTGACCGGCCTGACGACCTCGGGCGGCCCGATCACCAGCAGCGGCACAATCACGCTGGGAGGGGTTGTAGCCGTGTCGGCAGGCGGAACTGGTGCAACCACCGAGGCGGCTGCCTTGACGAGCCTGGGGGCCTACCCTGCGTCGAATCCGAATGGCTACACGTCGAACACCGGCACGGTGACGTCCTTCGGGTTCACCAATGCCAACGGCGTGAGCGGCACGGTCACCAATGCGACCAGCACGCCCAACCTGACCGTAGCATTGGGTGCCATCACCCCGACCTCGGTGGCTGCCTCGGGCACGGTTACCGGCAGCAACCTGTCGGGCAGCAACACCGGCGACCAGACCATCACGCTGACCGGGGATGTCACCGGGTCTGGCACGGGGTCCTTCGCTGCGACCATTGCCAACAATGCGGTGACCTTCGCCAAGGTGCAGCAGGTCAGCACCGATAGGCTGATCGGGCGCGACAGTGCCGGCACGGGCAACGTTGAGGAGCTTACTGTCGGCGGCGGTGTGGAGTTCACAGGCTCCGGCGGCATCCAGACCAGCGCCTTCACCGGGGACGTCACCAAGGCTGCCGGTGGTACGGCCCAGACAATCGCCACCAGCGCTGTGACCTACGCCAAGATCCAAGACATCTCGGCGGCCTCAAGACTACTCGGCCGCGGTGCCGGTGCCGGTGCTGGGGTCGCCCAGGAGATCAGCCTAGGCACCGGCCTGTCGATGTCTGGCACCACGCTGTCGTCGACTGCTGCCGGCTCTGTGACGTCGGTCGACGCTTCGGGCGGTACGACAGGCCTAACCTTCTCGGGCGGCCCTGTGACCACCACAGGCACGCTGACGCTGGCCGGCACGCTGGATGTGGCCAACGGTGGCACCGGAGCGACCACGGCTGCCGGAGCCCTGACCAGCCTCGGGGCCTACCCCAACAGCAACCCGGCCGGATACACCGCCAATGCCGGCACCGTGACCAACGTGTCGGCCTCGGGCGGTGCCAATATCTCGGTGGCTACCGGCAGCACCACCCCGGTGATCAGCCAGGTGGCGGCTACGACCACGCAGAACGGCTACATGACCTCGGCACAGGCCACTAAGCTCGACGGCATTGCCGCAGGGGCTTCGGTGACGTCTGTGGGTGTGGACGGTGGCACGACAGGCCTGATTACCACTGGCGGCCCGATCACGTCGTCGGGGACCATTACGCTGGCCGGGACACTGGCTGTGGCCAATGGCGGTACCGGAGCCACCAGCGCCGCCAATGCGCTCACCAACCTCGGAGCCTACCCGGCGAGCAATCCCAACGGCTACACCAACAACACCGGCACGGTGACCAGCGTCAATGTGTCGGGAGGCAGCACCGGGCTCACGACTTCAGGAGGCCCGGTGACGGCCTCCGGCACCATCACCATCGACGGTGTTCTGAGTGTGGCCAATGGCGGCACCAGTAGCACCTCGGCATCCTCGGCCATCTCCTTCCTGGCCGGCGCAACGACCAACGGGCAGTACCTCCGAGGCAACGGCACCGTGGTGCAGATGTCAGCCATCCAGGCCGTCGACCTGCCGCAGATTGCCCTGGGCGGATCTGCTGTCAGCGGGACACTAGGCGTGATCAACGGCGGCACAGGCCAGTCCAACGTCTTCAGCGACGGCGACTTGCTCATCGGAAAGAGCATCGGGAGCACGCTTGCCCGGGCAAAGCTCACCGCGGGCACAAACATCACCATCACCAACGGCTCCGGCACGATCACCATCGCAGCCACCGGCACTGGCTCCGGCGACGTGGTGGGACCCGGCAGCGCGACGGATGGCGACTTCGTTCTGTTTGATGGTGCCACCGGCAAGTTGATCAAAGGGGCGAGCTACCGCCAGGTGGGCGGGGACATCATCGGGCCGATTGGCGGAAGCTCGATGATCGACGGTTTCGTCTACATCCCGGCAGGCTCCGGTGCTCCGACGGGCACTCCGACCAATGTTTCCGGCACCAACGTGCCGATGTACTTCCACACCAACAGCGCCACCAACACCGACGTGTTGTACATTCACAACGGAACATCTTGGAAATCGGTCGCTCTGACCTAACCTGAAGGCCCATGAAACACTCCTTCCCCTGCGTAGAATCAATGCGGCGCGTGAACCTCTCCAACGGGCGCGTGGTGCGCGTCTGGCGCGACCGTACCAAGGAGAACCTGTCGGCCTCCTACGACGACGCGGACATCGTGTCGACCTGTATCGCCAATGCGACCAACGACACGCAGCTCCTGGCAGCACTGGCCAAACTCAAGGGCGTGAATGCCGCGGAGCTGGTCGACGCCAATGGCCAGGGCACCGTGGTTTACCCGATCTGGCCGTGACCTATCGCAACCGGACCAACCCGTCGGTGGTGGTCGAGATCCTGGCACAGGATGCCCAGTTGCGCCTGGGCGAGCTGCGGTGGCCCGTGGTGGTCTACCGCCGGCTCGACAATGGCACGGTCTACGTGCGCTCGAAGGCCGAGTTCGAGGCCAAGTTCTGCCCTGAGTGACCCTCGTTCTACCCCTGCAAACATTGGGTTTTCTTCAAAATCTACAGAAAAATGGTTTTCTCTGTAGACGGGAAACGTGGTCTGGGCCATCTTCAACGCATGACCAACAGCGACTTGATCAATGCTCCCAAAATTAAATGCGAATGCGGAATGATCGCAAAAGGCGTTATCATTCTTCTCAACCATAACCGTGGGGTAAAAGTTGAAGGTAAGATATGGCATCATCGCAAGTGCCCAAAGTGCGGAACGTTGAACCTGTTAGGTGAGCACATTTTTAAAAAGTGATTTAGGCCACGGGTGGGGCCAATACCACCCAACCAGGGGCGCGACTGGCCAACGCGCACAACTCTCCAAACCATGACCACCATATCCAACCTCATTACCGCCCTGATCATCGTCGAGTCCTCGGGCAACGATCAGGCCATCGGCGACAACGGACGCGCCCTAGGCCCCCTGCAGATCCACCGCGGCGTGGTGCAGGATGTGAACCGGATCACCGGCAGCAACTACCGCTGGGAGTCGATGACCAATCGGGTGCAGGCCCGTGCGGTGTGCGAGGCCTACCTGAAGCACTACGGCAAGGGGGCCACCACCGAGCAATTGGCCCGCCGTTGGAATGGGGGGCCGACCGGAGACCGCAAATCTGCGACCGAGGCCTACTGGGCCAAGGTTAAGAAGCAATTGCAATGACCAAACCGAAAACCATCAACGTGACACCCACCACCCACAAGGCCCTGCGCGACTACTGCCTGCAGACCGGCTCCAAGCTGCAGGCCATCGCCGACAAGGCCATTACCG